ATAATAGGATCACCAAAGTTTCCACAAAAGTAAAAACCATTTATTTGTTCAAGTACATCTATTGATAATATCTTTTTAAAATCTTCTAATGTCCAGTCATTGTTTTTGATAAGAGGATTTTCAAGTCCCCCATGATAGTTTCTACTACACATTGGACAACTTGCTTGGCAGCGATTTGTAATTTCTAAGTGTATATCTTTTAAATCACTAAAACTAAACATTCTTTTTACCTATTATCATATAACGATCATATTTTGGCATATCGAGTGTTCCCCTGTAATAGGGTTTTATTTTACTCATACGGGTAAAGTCATCTAAATCTGTACTGCATCTAATATGTTCGTCTAGATCAAAATAGTTATTGCTTTGTAGTACAATTAGTGCATTGTCAGGTTGATTATCTAACCATTGATCGTATTGCTCTTGTGTTATGTGTTCACAACTTGTATTAATTACAACATCTGCCCCTGTAACGTACTTACACATGTCATGTGTAACAGCTTCAAATTTACCTAACATTTCATAACGCTTGTTTACTGTGTTTGCTATATCTTCGCACACAGGGTCTATATCCACGCTTGTAATGCGTTTTAAAGGTAGGCGACTGTTAAACAGTATACTTGCCAGCACTCCGTTCCAACCACCGTATATAACTATATTATTCTTCTTTGTTTTGGATATTGTTTTATATAACTCGGTTGCTAGCCATACTTTACTGTTTACTTGCCCTTTCCAAAAACTTTCAAGTGTGCGATATTGATCATCGCTATTGCGGATTGCATCCATCCAAAATAATACGTCTTGTATATCAATTTTCATATTTTACCTTTGGTATTTTGCTATCAGCACTACTTACACAACTAGGAGTAATACACTTAGATGGTGCTTTAAACAGCTCAAATCCGCCGTCTAACGTGCCTAAGGGTTCGTCATGGCAACTATAGCTTCGCTTAACTTCGTTCTCACGTATAACACATCCTTGGTATCCTGCATTACATGTCCAACCTTTAAACTTGTTAAAGCCAAATGCGTTAAACCGTTCTGCTTGATCTAACTCGTAAGTTACTCCTTGAGCATCTTTGAGTTCGATTTGAGCGATTGTTTCGCCTTGGATTTGTTGCGGGAATCCGGTTTGCATTCTTGTGATCTGGTCTTCACTATATCCATGTACCACGTAGGAGGCGGTTGGATCGGACTGGGGCTTGAGAGTGACGTTAATACCTCTGGTGGCAAATCGTTCAAGCCTTTCGTAAAGATCTTCAAACATTTCTGGAACCATAACTTGATTAATCGTAACATGTACACCTGCTTTCATAAGTTGAAGACATTTGTCTCCAAACTCTTGTTCATTAGCAAACTCTGCGTGATAGCTTGCTGTAATACTTCTACGCTGAAGTTTGCTTGTTGATTCTATCCATCTATTCCACCATTTGCTCCCAGGAGACAAATTAGTAGTCATATGTATACTTTGATATTTAGGATCGCTATCATTACAATAATGATCAATAACATCTCCAAAGTATTTATATGCTGTAGGTTCGCCTCCACTAAAACTAAAATGGAAGTCTGTAAACCCGTTTGCGCGAGCCTGTGCTTTGATACTATCTATGGTCTTTAAGTACAATTCTAAATCCTGATGGTCAGGGGTACTAGATCTAGCGTATGGCCAGCAATAACTGCATGAATAATTACAAAATCTAGCCAGGATCCACGAAACCGTGAAAAGATGGCTCTTTAGGAGAGTTTTCTGGCCAAACTCAGTAATATTATCCCAGGGTATGTTTTGAAAATTGTTCATATAACCAATCGAAGTCGTTAATTAATTTTAACTTATCTGGTGAATTGATAGCACTATAACCAAAGTCGCGGCCATTGCAAGCACCACGAATAGCGTATTTTCCAAACAGTGAATCTGATCCCAGTTCGCACCAGGTCTTAAGTCTTTGTTCTGTTTCTTCATCATTTTGTCCTTGTATTGTTTTACTTGCTAATTTAGTGCATTCTCTAAATGCACCCTTCCAGGCTTCAAACTCACTTGTGTTAAATGCTGTAACATTTGATATGTCTGGCATGGCTTTAAAATATGTACTAATACTAGTAGTCATATCTGTCTTAGTAAGATCCATATTTATTGTAAGTTTCCTCGGAAGTAGTTTTACACCTCCGTAACCATAAACTAAACCATTAATAGGATTGCTACTACGCCATACATGCACAGTTTCTAAATCATACTCATCAACTTTATAATCAAAATTAAATGTATCAAGTATCTGTGCATCAGCATCAACTACCCAAAACATTTTAGTAAAACATTTCTTAGCAGCAACAATGTGCGCCTGATGTATACCTTTAACACCGTCAACACGTTTTGCTCTAGGAAATCTTGACTTTAGTTGTTGCCAATTTTCGTCTGCGTTTGTTTCATTATAACTTATGAAGACAATATCATACATGCTACTATTATACTACCTTTTTATTTTTTGTCAACCATAAAATCACGTAAACTAAAGTTTGTACCTAACATATGATCTGTACTTGCTTTTTTGTCGTTGCTCCAAACTAGTACTTCAGGATCTTCATATAAAAAATCACAATTTTTACAATAGTCTATACTATCAAAGTCTTTCATTTCATGTGCTTTACGAAGTTTGTTGTATTCGTCTCCGTACCATATTTCTTCTATAGTTTGTACTTGTGTATGTCCTAGTACACTTTTACTTTCATTAGGTGGTCCCATTGTTTGACAGCAAGGAGTTACAGCACCTTTTAATCCTCCAATGCCTCCTGAACGTATTGTAATCTCTGGAGCAAATGGTCTGCCGCATGTTCTACGCTTACTAGGGTCACGTACATACAATGGTTGGTAGTTGCCGCTCCAGTTGTGCATTTTCCATATGTATCCTATTGTACCTGTAGGACCTATAAAGTTATTTCTGTATTGATCAACTTCGTATTCAATTTGATTGTTATCTAATATTAAATGGTAACTGCTTATTTCGCACTTACTGTTAGTTTCTTTGATATACTGTTTTGCTTTGATTACATTTGTTTTTAGTAGTTCAAAATTATCAACGGCCATCCATTCTTTATATTTTTCTTTGTCATAGCCTATACAACTAAATCTTGCAAAACTAAGTCCTGCATCAATACAGTCCTGCATAAAGTGTCCGCTAAAGAAACTTCCGTTGCTGTACATAAAACTAGGCAAGCCGCGCTTGGTACACGCTTCAATATAACGTGGTAAGTCCTTTGCCATTGTTGGCTCGCCTGATCCTTCTAAGTTGATCACAGGCTTACCAGGTAACTGATCTAAAATGTTTTCAAACATTTCAAACGGCATCTTACGAGTCCACTCTTTACCTCTTCCAATAGTCTGTGGACACATTTGACATTTGTAATTACAGCCGCCAAATACTTCGACTACTGCACGTTCTAAATCAGGTACGCTCATTGTCCCCACTTGTCCCATATATCTGTAAGAAGATTAACATAATGTTCATCGTTGTGTCTAAAATCATATTCTATTCTTTTGTTATTGTACTCAATACTATAAAAATCTGTATACTCTTTAAAGAACTCTCGTGCTTCTAAGTCAGGTAAGTTTTGTATTTTTCCAACTGGAGCATATCCAAGTGCTAGTTGTTCATCTTTAGGATCAACACCCTTTGACTCTAACCAACTTGTAAACTTATCGTCTGATGGTAGTTCATATCCTGTACCAAAGTAAAAATTAAATTCACCGCTAATTACACGATGTTCGGAAATACCATCTGCTGTGACTACATCATCATTATCAAGATATGCTTCGTACCAAGTTTTACCTGTTTGTGCGTAATGCAAATATACCATACCGTCTTCAACATCTTTAGTAAATTGCTTTTTAAACTTTGGATCTAATTCAATGCGTTCCTGTATGCCTAGTAGATTATAATAAAAGTAACCATTCCGATATCCGTCTGCTTCTATAGCTGTTGTTTCGTACCATGCCTCAAGTTCGTGACAGCAATGATTTAAATAACAAATTGCCAATCTAGTTTTTCCGTTAGCATTTGCTAGTACACTACTAGGGTTCCAAAGTTGCCCTTGTGCTGTTTCAAAATGATGATGAAGTACGTTTAATAACTCTTGATCACAACTATAACGCAATGCATCAAAGTTATCTGTAATTTTATAGTCTGAATAATAATTTATAGTTGCAATGCTTCTGTCTAAGTCATCACAAATATGTTCTACTGTTCGATAGTCGTTATGAACTCCTAACAAACTAAAATTTTTTTGAAATATCTTTTTTTGATGTGTTTCTAGTAGCCTATCAAATTGTGCTAACCATACGTTTGCTAACTCACTATCGTCTGGTTTGATATGAATATGTTTCACTTCATCTTTGACATTTCTAAACCCAAGCTCTATCATGGAATGCCTTTATAATTTGCTCTGCATGTGCCGCCTGAGACTTTGGACCTGGGTGCATTTTATCTCTTGCACACTTGTCATCAATATTTGGAAAGGGGTCTATAGTGTTATTAGGAAATGCTTCTTGACAAAATTCATTTTGTGGGTGGTCCCAACTTGACAAAATTAGTTTTATTCCTTTATATTTTGCTATATCATATATCCAGTTTATAGATGTTGCTGCTCTTACAATATAGTAGTCTTCATCTAATGATGTTAACAAGTTAGACATTTTTTCAAAACCGTTATGCGGATAATTCGGTATTAAGTTTATCATAGTTCCATACGAATCCATATGTAATTGTCTGTGCCACCCAGGCAAAGTAACAACAGCATATTCAAAGTCTATTAACGAAGTTGCTGCGCTAAATAATCTTGCAACACGTTCAACTCCGATACCTGCAGAACCAAAATTAAACGGATTTAAATTTAATTCTTTACTTACAACGTCTACAAAAGTATCTTCTTGTTTTATTCCTTCGCCAAATGTAAAACTACAACCAAAAAAACCTATATTTTGTTTGTTAGATGTTAGATCCCAATTATTCCTAAAGTTATATTGTCCTATGTTATAAGACCACGGATCTTTTTTAAAACCGGCAAGCTCAGAATCTTGAACAGTATCTATCGTAACAGAGTCGACACCATCTTTAAATCTAATATTATAACTTTTTTCGCTAAAAAACCCAAAAGGTATTAAGTCTTCAATACACTTAACCTTAGAAGGCATTAGCTTTGTATAAGGTTTTAATTGTTGTCTACGAAGGGGCATTATTAAGTTCCGGGTTTAAAGCAAAAACATCAGTACCTCTAATATCATCTATCTGCTTTGATTTCCATTTAAACTGTTTCCATAGATAACTATTATCATGTTGATACATAAAGTCTATAATATTTTGCCAACCACTGAATGGTATTCCTGTATCAGCTTCTAACTTCTTACCATATTTTGTAATCTTGTCAGCTGCTTGCTCTTTTAATAATTCAGGTAATACAGTAATACTATAATACTCAGGAGTAAACAAAGGGTTAATATGGAATCTGTCAACCCAATAGTTTTCCATAAAAAATCCACGATGTGGATGAACTGATTCTAAAGGCATTAAATCGTTTATGTGCAATTCATGATGTAGTTCAGTAAGTCTAAATATATTAAGTATACTAACAGTAGGATGAAACCAATAATCAACAGCACGACTAGCTCTAATCTTTTTAAGATTTTCTAGTGTTTGATCCCATTTACCTTTATAACGTATATGTTCAAAAGCATCTCCTTCGCCGTCGATACTTATACTTAGATGAACATAATCAAATTTCTTCCACATTTCCATTACGTCTTGCTTTTTTGTACCAAGTGTTGTGCCGTTTGTACTGTAACGTAACGCAATGTCGTATTTTTGTTTTTCGTCTAGCATTTTAAGAATGCGCCAATGCTCAGGCATAATCAAGGGCTCGCCACCTGCAAAATGAATTTCTTTCATAGTGTCAAGATTTTCTTCAATGTCTCCCCAAAATACATTTGCTTCTTTTAGATCAATAAGTTGAGTTTCACTGTACTTGTCTGCACCAGGATGTAATTTTTGAAAATCCTTTGACCACTGTGTACTAAACAAAGGCGAACATGTTGTACATGCAAGGTTACAATAATTACTAAATCTAAAATCCCAATACTTTAACTGTAATTCTGAAAGTGTACCATCTTCAGATGTTTTTGCAATTAAATCTTTTGTTTCATCAAACCATTTAGAATTTAATCCAGTACGCATAGTATTCAGATTATTTTGTTGTTTTGAAACACATCGTTCACAAGCACTAGGTAAAGGCTTGCCATCTAACATATCCTTTCGCATTTTCTTAGCTTTAGGACTATTAACAATATCTATTAATTTTTCATGTTTAACATTTCCAAAACTATTTTCTTCACGCAACGGAGTTTGACAACATGCAAAAGATCTTCCGTCATTGATAACATGCAAGTGCATCCAAGGTGCAACACAAAAATTAGGGCTATTTTTTAAATCATCATTCATATTTCATCTCACTAAAGAGTTTTTCAAATTTTCGTCCATGTTTCATATTAAAAAACTTCTGTTTATTTCTATCCATATAAGGTATTAATTCTTCTACTTTATCTTGTATTTCTCTTTCACTTAACTGTGCCATATTACTTAGATTATCACACATTAAACTAACTTTATTAGGAGTCTTTGAAACTCTATCATAAAAGTGGTTGGTAATTGGTGTAGGAAGAAAGTATCCTTCACCGCTTACATGTCCCATTGTATTTAAACATCCGAGCGCCATGAATGGGTGCCCTTTGGCTATTTGTCTCCAAATACCTAGACCCGGAGCACACACATTAATTTCATCTAAGTATTGTTTGTTAAACATGGGCGAAAAAGAACCACTAACAACTGTTATAAGGCTGTCTTCATAATACTTTTTATTAAAATCTAATGGACGTCTATTAATTGCATCTAATGTGCTATCAAGGCATTTCTTAAATATTAAACTATTAATTATTTCCTTCTTTTTATTAATGTATTCAATGCTTTGATTTTTATCAATTATTCTAAAATTATCATAACTTTTAGGTTTTAAGTTATTAGACAAGTTATAACTATATTCTCCGTAAGAATCAAGCTCTCTATATATTAGTTCACTAATAAATGCTGTATTGTGTAATGCTGTATTTCCGGTAAGAGCTGTAAATATGTGCTTAGGTTTCCAATTTTCAAATTTAAAGTTTTCTTTTTCAAATTGATCTTCATTTAATTTTAAAAATGTTGGGTTTCTAAAAACCCAGAAATAATCTTCTTCACCATATCTACTTTTGTATGCTAATTGTGCATATATTTGCCACCAATCAATACCGTATACATTTGGATTGTCAAAGCATTTTCTATAGGATCTACTTACATCGCCTAATACAATATAAATCTTATCTCGTGTAACACCCTTGCTACCTAATGTATCGAGTTTTGTTCGTAGTTTCCACATAACATTAAAATCATAAGACAGAGTTGGTGCGAAAATTAATAATTTCATTTTTCCTTTTCTAATCCTATTTAAAGATTTACTAGGAATGTAATCTTCAAATTCAGCATTATACCAAGAAGTGCCTCTACTTAATTCTAAAGGATAAAATAAATTCTTTGCCTTTTCGCCGCCCGAGAATAGATTAACCCGTTCTACGTTTAATACTTTTAATGTATTAAATAATACTGTAATAGCATTAATTGGTGCTGTTTTAGATTTACTTATAGGAGTTCTATGAATATCGTTACTAAATCTATAAGAACTTACGCCGTTAGGAACTGGCATATTGTCTATAATTTTATCATAATATAAATTAATCGTAGGACGCAAGTGGATCATCAATATTCCTCGAGTCGGGTTTCAATATCCACCCTTCTTTTTCAGCAAGTTCCATAATACTTGCATCAGTGTCTGGAATACTTTCAACCCAGTCTGTTAGTATTTTAGGAAATACACTTAGACTTTTGTTTCTACGTACATCATACTGTTGGTAGAATGTTTTAAAGTCACGCCATAGCGTAGTAGGATTACTTGTGCGCCTATGCGGAGCATCTACTGTAACTAAGTAATCTATTAAACGTTCAATACTTGCCTTTTCAAACTCGTGCCAACCAATATCATCTTTGTGCGCCTCCCACCATGTACTAAATTGATTATGCAAATAATCTTTAATATGGTTAGGTAGTGCTAATGGACTTTGAAAACTTGGAAAACGTAATAAATTTAAACTTACTGTTGGTGTTCTGCTTTGTGTAAGTTCTTTTAGTTTATACACTTCATCTAAAAAATCAGTAATACTAAACAAGCACAAGCTATTAATGGTCATCATAATGTTAATACCATTACAGTTACCTTCTACTAACATACGCTTAATATTTCTAAGCCACTGTTCATAATCTAAACCGTCACGAATGTATTCTGCTTGTGCGCCGGTTGCTTCGCAACTAGTATACAAGTCAAAATGTTTCATACCTTGAGTTTTTAGAATTAACTTATCAATGATGTCATCTTTAGCAATTAAATTACTATTAATAGCAAATCGCATATCAGTTTCTTGCTCATTAAACCAATCAAATAACTTCCAAGTGTTTCCGCTCATCAAAGGCTCACCGCCTGTAACACGTAGTTCTTCTAAACTATCTGCTAAGCCGCTATCCCACCATTTCCAAAATGCTTGTATGTATGGATTATCTTCATCATTTTTGTAAGGCTGTGTCCAACTACCGTCTTGCTTAAATGCACCAGCACCATCACTTACTAAGTTTGTGTACTCGCCGTTCTTCTTAATGTCTTTAGCCCAAGTAGTTGAGAAACTTGCATTACAATAACTACATGCTAAGTTACACGTTCTGTCAAACGCAATTTCAAACGTTTTAAGATTAGTATTGTCGTCTGCATCGGCTTCATATGCTTGCTGTAACTGTTCGTCTGAATAGATAATACTTTTAAAAGTCCTGTCGCTAACAGCATCTTTTTTCATATCTTCCATTTTCCAACAATATTCACATTCACTAGGACGCTCGCCTTTTTGCATCATACGCCGCATTTCTTTTTTATGCTTAGTATTATGAATTGCAGACGGGTTATCCTGTACTTCAACTAACGGAATTTGATGTGCTGGCGGATGATGACAACTAGCTGTTGTTCCACTACCTAACCAAGTAGTAGCATTGTACCATTTAGCACCACAAAAACTTTTGCTTTTGCTATCTAATACTCTATCACGATATTGTTGCAGATTTTCTTCAGGCTTTTTCGGCATTCCATTCCTCTATTAGATTAGCAAATTGCGGAAACGTTTCTACAAAATCTTTATCTCTTCTCTTGTCGTATGCATGTATGTATCTTACAAAGTCAGCTCTGTGTTCTATTGCTGGCTCTGTATTACGTAAATAATCACATAACCTTTGTATTTGATCAAATTCTTCCAAATAAAGTCTAGCGTATTTTTCTTTCGTATAATATTTTAACCATTGTTTACATACATTTTCAATTGTATTTGCTGTTTTTGTTCGATAATCAATATCAAGCAGCGTACACTGTAAATGTGGTGGCCAATGCATTATATTAATACTTAGTGGTATTCTGTTAACTTCAAAACTTTTATTATACTCTTTACGGAAATCCATTACAGTCATTATAAAGTCTAAAAAGGAAGGCAAACTTAAAATGTTTATAGTTGTCATCATTGCAACTGTACTGTTAGTTTCTTTTAATATTTTATCTACATTTTTAAGCCATTTATAAAAGTCTAAGCCGTCACGGGCATATTCAGCTTGTGCGCCTGTACTTTCTAAACTAGTGTATACATCAACCTTTACGCCTACTTCAGCAAGTTGGTTAACTTTTAAAATTAGTTTGTCAATTAACTTATCTTCAACACACCCGTTGGTGTTAATTGATATGTCTAAACCCTTGCGTGGATTTTCAATAAGATAGTCTAATAACTTCCAAGTATCTTTTGACATAGTAGGTTCGCCACCTGTAATACGCAATACTTTTAAATGAGGTAGTGCATCAGGAAACCATTTCCAAAACGCCTCAACGTATGGATTATGTTCTCTATTCTTGTAAGGCATTTTGCCAGACTTTTCTAAATAGTCTAAATTATGTGAACCATGTGTAGTTGGATACTCTCCGTTTTGTTTTATATCTTCCATCCATTTACTACTAATCTCAGGTGAACAATATGCACACGCAAAATTACACGCATTACTAAATGAAACTTCTAAGTAACTTGGATACACATTGTCTTGCCAGTTACTCTTAGCAATGTCTTCGAATTTATCCCACGCCCAAGTGTCGCTTGTTTTATAAATTCTGTCACTAAAATAGTCTTTATCTAAATCTTCAATCTTCCAGCAATATCCGCATTCACTAGGGCGGTTGCCTTCTAGCATCATTTTACGCATTTTCTTTTTGTGTCTACTATTATGTAGTGCCGCAGGATCAGCTTCTATCTCTTGTAATGGAATTTTATGCGGAGCAGGATGATGACAACTATGATTGTAACCATTCTGTAATAGTAGCGTAGTTTGTAACCATTTAGCCGTACAGAATGAACAACTTACATTGTTAATTTTCTCACGCTTTTCTTCTAGTATTTTTATACGCTGTTCGTTACTCATCTAGTTCTAATAATCCTTGGAGTGTTTTGATAGACACTCTTAAAAAATTTACTCTGTTCTGGATCTAATGGCTTGGTTGAAATATCAACTCCTGTTCCTTTTAATATCTCAAAACCCAAGTTTTCAGCTGTTTCAGTTGGATCTATATCTTTTACTTCTGTTTCCCAAAAGTTGTTTAGCCATTCAAAGTCACGTACATTAGCATAGTCCCAAGGTGTACAGTTTGTTAGATAGCATCCTTGTCGTGCGCCTAATATACTCCATATACCATTTTTAACGTCTGCACCTACTTGACTCCAAATAAGCAAACGTTGATAATTTTGCCACCACACTTTACGTAAATCTTTTGTTTTAGATCCTTGATCTAAACTCATTTTGACGCCTTCTCTAAATCCAGCTCGCCATGCCTGCCACGGTGTTGCATTAGTATAAGAAGTGCTGAAGTTATCATTGAACTGATAGTACTTGTCATCAAAACAAAATTCTACTTTACCACGGTCGTCACCTTCTTCTGAGTGTTCATGCGTTTTCATATTGTGTACAAACTTACGTGTCCACATTTTTAATCCGCCGTTGCCGTACATTAGTCCGTTAACATGCAACTTGCCACACCAACTAAACACATGCTCTGCTGATAGTCCTAATGCTTCGTAGTCAACTACTTGGTTTAGAAACTCTGGATCAACAATGTTGTCTGCATCTACAGTAACAAAGTATTCTGTTTCACTTAGATCAGCACACGCTTTATGTGCGGCATCTGATCCTTCTACTCCATGTACACGCTTTGCCCACGGAATCTTACTACACAAATCTGCATAGTTCTTTTCTGCATTTGGTTCGTCATATGACAAAAAGATAATGTCTTGATCAACTACATTAATACTCATGATGTCTCCTGAATGTGATAATAGTTTTCGAATACTTTACCACAGTATAAACTCACATCAGAGGTTTGGGCAACCTCTTTATCTTGTTCTATCATATCAAAACTTTCTGTATACAAAATATTATACATCTTTACATCAATTGTATCCAACAATACTGACGGATTATCTTTTTTTGTAACATAAATTGTTTGATGTTTGTCTTTATAATACAATGTACTTGTTAATAACTCCCTAAGTTCATTAGTTAAACTTATATTCCAAGTAGCCGTTTTTAAGTTTTGTTTAATTATAAATGCGTTATTACTTTCAACATTAGTTACTTTTGGAAGATGATGAATACTTTTATCTACATCAAAAGAAGATAGGTCTTTATGCTTAAATTGTATTTGATATTTTAATTTCTTATCACTAGACGGAATAACCATATGGTCATCCATCTTTTTTGTTTCTGTAGAAAAGTCCAACATTGTCTGTCTGTCGATTTCAAGATAGGGAGTAGAAGTATCTAACTCATTAGTTACTTTCCAAATCTCTCCTGTTTCGTCTTTAAAATTAAGGTAAAATTTTAGTTCCATTTTCCATCTTCTTTAATAATTCATCTGTTAAAAACTCATCTTCTACATAGTGTAACACTCTTGTTTGTAGATAGTTTCCTAAAAATAGTTTCCCTTCAGTAAAATATCTTCCTGTAACCTTTGTCCATTTTTCAGGCTTATTATACCAACCTTGGACAATTGGTTTCATGTGTGTAAAAGTAACAAAACTATTAGGATCGGTTATATCATTTTCATTGCCTAAAATTTTACTAGCAATAGCTACTGATACATCTATACTACACCATTTTTGATATTCGTTAGGAGCATACTTAGAATAAAATAATGCCCAATTGTTTACAATAATCTCAAGTAAGTTATAAAACTCTTTTGCTGTATCACCTTTTTTAAAATAATGCAATGCACTATATAAGTTAGGTAAATTATTTGCATCAAAAGTTTTTCTATAATATCTGTCTGTAATTAATTCATCTCTATAAGTTCGTACATTACTTACAAAAAATAAATCTCTTTTTTCTAGCTCTTTCCACCAATGCGTTATATCAGAAGTAAACATCATATCGGCCTCTAATACAATAGTTTCATCATACGGACTAGCATGATATACTTTCCATCTGTTTTCTATTTTCCAATCGCTTTCTTCTGCACTATCAGTCCATGGTATAGGAATAATTTGATCAAATACATTTTGCCATTCATCTGGTACATTGTCATTAGTAATTAAACTAATTTTTTGATCTTTATTATACAAGTGCAAACTTAGCGCAAGAGCATATGCTTGGCGCACATAGTTTGTCTTAGAATTATTTTGTGCTAATAGACAAAAACCTTTATTCATTTACTAAGTCCTCGTCAATAAATCTATCTAATGCAAATTTATTCATAATATGAATGTTTACATCTTTTACGCAACCTGCATGATAGTGTCCTATCCAATGCTTTTTATCTAATAAAAATGTATAAGTTTCATCATCTAACTTTATTAATACATCAGCATCACTTGTAAACCATAGCCTACCTGGTAAAACTTTTGGCCAATTAGTTCTTTGAAAACCGTTTAAAATGTGTATTGCAATACTAAATGCAAAGTCATTACGATATGTTTTATTTGCAATTTGATATGTAAGTCTATAGAAGTTCCAGTTATCTTTAATATGTGTTATAAGATCAAAGAAGCGTTGCATACTATCTGATTTCTTAAAATAAAATACTGTTGCCCAGTACATATCTATACTTCTATCACTAATCTTATTGAATCGATATTCGTCTGGACGATCCATATTAAGATCTGTTATATGCCTAAAAATTAAAAAATCTTGATCTGTATCAAATGCATTTAATAATATATCATTACCAATAATAAAATCAGTATCCATTACTATAGTTTCTTCAAACGGAGTAATATCATATGCTGTAGCACGATCATGATTACGCCACTCTAAATCTTTTTTACTCATTGTGCCGTCACGGTATGTACGCTTTTGTAAACAGTCGTACCAGTCTAGCTCTATTACATGACTAATATATTTTTTGTAATAAGGAAATTTAGATTTAAGATAATCAGAATTATCTGTTGCAAGTGCTACAGGTATTTTAAGATGTTTTTTAATTTTTTTCGCACAAAATATTGCTTGTTTTATATAATCAACTGAGTGGTTGTTTTGTGCAAATAATAGTACACCTTTGGTCATAGATTAACAAGACCTTCTACTTTTCTGTTCTTTTTAATTTCATTATATTTGTCAAAATATTCATATGACGTAGTAAAATAGATATCTAAGATATCATCTAAAAACTTTTGTAAATCGTCAACTTCAATTGGTGTATTGTTATCATCAATTAGAATTGCGCTTGTTTGTTCACTGTTTATAAGTGTATGGCAAAATGTAATTAAGTCTCTGTTTATAGAGAATTTACCACCATTAAGGTAATGTACGCAACTTTCTAAAAATTGTTCATGTATAACTCTACGTTGGTTGTTTAAAGTAACCATGTAGTTTGAAAACTCTAATGCTTTTTCTAATCTCTCGTCCATATAATTCTCCAGGTATACTATATATTATATAGTCTAAAGAACTATTTGTCAAGTGTTATGTGAGGCGTAATTCTGTTCGTACAGCACTTGCAGGTGCTTGTACAGAAACGTGAGATGCTGAAGAAGGACGTTTTAGATCTATTCCACACTGCATATTGCCGCCTGATGCTAATACAGGCTCATCTATTCCTGGACCAATACCAACTTGGTCACCTGAGTCATTATCATAAAACTCAAATAAGAATGTAAGCATAGTTCCGGCATTGTTTCTTTTAACATATATTGCTACAAGATTTTCAGCATACTCTGTTTGTGATCCATTTTTTTGAAATATTAATTGATAACCTGTAGTTGCTTGAAAGTTGCCTAAAGCACTTTCAATGCCTCCGGCGTTGTCAACGTTAGTATTACCATCTCTTGCCCGTCCTGAGCCAGATCCTGAAAGTGTTGTAGCATTTTTACCAAATATAACTTGGTCCATATTGCCTAACATTGTACCCCAATCTGAATCTTTTGCTGTACTACCACTAAGCGATGCACTTAAACGGATTTCTCCTCCTGCATTAAAAAAATGTCGACGATGATCAGCTGCTGATGCTGTTACTACTGTTCCATTACTGTTTGTAACATCATATCCGCCTTCAAATTCTACCTCAAGTTCTGAATAAACCATAACATTTAGATTATTCGGAGAACCCCAAGCTGTAGTTCTTGCAGAACTAACAAATTGCCTTCCAGTAGTAAGAGTAAATTGACCTGTTGATATTGCTGATGAATTACTTTCAATTGAAGCAACTTTAGCATTAAAATCGTTTATGCCTTCGTCATTATCAGGATTATTAATACTAAACGTATCACCTGAAATTCTAGTAACACTTGTACCAGTAGCATCTGCACCAATGATAGCACCTGCTGCAATTGAACTTATTCCAGAATTTCCACCGTTTTGATGATTCCAGGCTTTGTTTATATCTGTACGAAGAGAATTCCAAGCATCACTATCAATGTTTACACCAGTAGTAACACTTCCTTTATAATCTCGTGCTGATTCAGATACTTGACCATACCCCGTCTGTCCTGATCCGTTACCAAAGACGGCATTCAGTCTATCAACTAAACCAACGTATTCTGTGTTATTGACAATTCCGCCTACTGCTACCACTGTTAGGCTCCTGCTGATAAGTCAGATTGTGTACTGTATGCTGGTGTTGCTACAGAAACATAAGACCCTGTTGGTCTTAATTGCTTGACTATACTAGTTAGTGTCCCTCTTATTAATTCGTCATCGTTGGGGTCTCCAACATCATTATCATTAAATTCTACACTGAACTGAATTGCTTGGTTGCTTATTTCTTTAGCATAGATAAAAAATCTATTTTCTGCGTAATAATCAGCTTGCCCTCGGCGTTCGAATATCTTTTGATAACTTGTTGTTAGATCGTAATTTCCTATAGGTTGTAATAACCCTGATGAACCTGTTTTTTCAGTTGTGCTGGCACTAAATTTAATAGTTCCCATATTTGTTAATATAGTATTCCAGTCAGCACCTTTTTGTGTTGTATCGCCTTCAATAGTTGCATTCATTTGTATTTGGCCGCCGGCATTAAAAAATGCACGTCTATGATCTGCATCATCAAAATTTACTGTAAAACTATGTATTATAGTACCATTCCAGGCTGCAAATCTAGTACTAGTAGTTGCTGTTTCTAATGTTACTTGTGTTCCGTCAACTACTGTTCTGTTAGATTCTAAAATATTAACAACAGCAACAAATTGGTTAAATCCTTTATCAACTACACCTGCAATGTCATTAGCACTTACTTTTTCTCCTGGTAATAATTCTAGTAAAGAACTTAAACTTCCAGTTTGGTGTACTTGTATTCTATTAATATCATCTCTTAAGAGATTCATGTGTTCAGCTCTAACAATATCGCTTGCTAAAAGCGGTGAACTTACAGGTACTTGTCCGTATCCGTTTACTGAGAATCCTGTACCTAAAATATCAGCAACAGAAGTTTGTAAATCGTTGTAGTTAGCTGCTGTAATTCTAGAAGCTCCCTGCGGATCACTGGCTCCTCTTACTAAATCTGGCATGTTATCGCTATCCTTTTATTAAGTACTACTATTTATACCTTCAACACACACTCAACTAATTTTTCATTTTCGTCATCATTAGTTGAAAGAGCTATGCCTACTACCGAACCACCGTTAATTGATGTACTTGCATAGCCATCATTATCAACATAGACTGGTTGTCCTTTTTTAACACTACCCATAACACGAACTGGAACTCGACCTTTAAGACCAATTGCTTGACCTTCACATGCTTTATTCATTAAGTATGCTGGTTCTAAGGAGATAACACCAATTGCTATACATCCTCTGTCAGCTTTAGTTGTTTCTTCGTCGCCGCCAACGCACATTACTGTACCTACTGGATATTCGTTATCAGTTGTATACTTCTCTGCTAAGTCAGCGTATAGTGCTTCTGTTGCAATACCTTGAAAATAGTTTGCATAAATGTCACTATCTTGATCTCTTACAACTACTGTATTTGGTGATGCTGTTTTACTAGGTTTTCTTACTAAACTAGTTGGCGGATTAGCGCCATTTGTAAAGTCAAACACATATGAATCAACATCATCTTCTAGTATTAAGCCTTTTGAAGCTGTTCCTAGACCAATAAAGTCCTTTGCATATGTTTCTTGCCAAGGATACTGTGAAGTACCCATAGTTGCTAGTACTGGTGTTGGTTTATTTTGTGTTTCTGTACCGTTTGTATAACCTGGAATAATAGCATTTGCCATTATTTGTAATGAGTTAATAACTACACCTGAGTTATTTTTAGCTTTAAACGCAATAGTTCCGCCTGTTTCGTTTGCAATAATTGGACGTTCTACTTGTGTTCCGTTACCTGTAATAATTTCTTGTTTAATTTTTAAGTCATTAGAGTCGCCTACTGAAATACCAAGATCTGAGAAACGAGCTAGTTGACTAAAGTTAGCATCTGTTTTTAATACATATTCTGTATCAGCTCTTCCGCCAAGTTTTTCTGCGTTAGTAGATGTACCAACTAATCTCCAGTCACCTGATGTAATACCACCACTACTGTTTAATGTATTTTTAAGGGTAAGACCTTTACGTATTCTGTCAAAGCCTGGAATATTTGAATCAACGTCTGCACTATCAATAGTAAAGTCCTGTGAACTTACAGTAAAGATAACTTCATCGTTTGCCACTGCTGTGATAATACCACGTGCTGTTCCGCCGTCATCTCTAACTGAACGACTTACAATTTGTGTCTGACCTGATCCTGCACTTTGGGGTCCTATAAGTACAAAATCTCCGCCATTATATGTGTATAGTTGTTCGTTATCACTATCCCACCAAAAGTCGCCTTCTTTTAATCCTGTTGGAACTGTAGTACTAACTTCTGCTCCGCCAGTTGTGCGCCATTTAATGCCGTCATAAAATTTTAATTTACTGTTACCTGTATCAAACCAAATTTGCCCTGAAATTTTTCTTGGTGGTTCAGTTTGTCCTGCAAAGTTTTCCAGTAAAAATACCATATTTTCATTTTGTATTTCACCGTACCCTGCATAGTTTTTACCTACTAATTTTAAATCAGTAGTTTGATCAACGGTACCGTCTTCTATTTTCCAAGACCTGCCATTGCTGTATGTATCTATTGTATATGCCATTTATAAACCCCTATTGTGACTTAGTATTTATCTGATTTGTTAAACTGGGATGGTTCTCTGCCATTGCCATACTCCGCCTACTACTTGATATTCAAATTTCCCTCTTGTTGGTGACAAGTCTGCAACACCTGAAACTGAGCTAATTGATATGTCTTTAAGTACACTATCAAACTCAGGCGTTGAACTATCATCAGGATCAATATAAACATTAACTGTAGATTTTGTTAATGCAGAATTGACATCAATTCCGGAAACTGCTGTTCCTATATATGTTGTTGCATATATTCTTGCATACGTACCAGCTGTTTTAGTTGCTGCTGGATGTAAATATTCTAATGCTTGTCTAATATCCTCATGCGGACCAATATTATCTGAAAATACTGATGACGGATTTGATAATCCGGTAGCATCAAACGCATATGCTATTACTTGCGCGGCTACTTCTGTATCAACGTATCCTTTAGTAGCAGCACTACTATCAACATCTTCTGTAGCAGCTAACTCATTAGCAACACGAGCACTAAGTGGTGTACTTAATCCAGTTATTTTTTGATTATTAACAGTAATTGTTCCGTTACTAGTAATTGCTAGTGCATTACTTACAATTAAATTACTGTTAATAGTAACATCACCTGCTACTGTTAAATTTGACAAGTTACCAACTTGTATAAGTCCAGTAGCGTATAATACTGTATCATGTAATCTATCGCTTGATAACTTAATTTCATTATTAATTCTATAACTATTACTTTCAGTAAGATCTAAACTTTGATTTGATGTCCAGTTTCCTGTTTCAACTTCCCAAGTTAAGTCTTTACTTCCTTCTGATGAAGCAATAATAATTCCTGCGCCGTCAACTTGTGCATCAGTTCCTTGTGTACTATCATCTAACAGTCCAAGCTCTATATTTTTATCTTGAACTCTTAAGTTAGAAACGTTAAGATACGTTGCTTCTCCCTGAATTGTTAAATTTCCTTCAACTTCAAGATCACCAGTAAATCTGCCGTCGCCGATAACATCTAATTCTACTGTAGGTGTTGTTGTGTAAATTCCTACTCGTTTATTTGTCGAGTCTGCATAGAATGCATTATCAAATAAGTTTCCTCGACGTGTTCGGATAGTAAAATCTCTATCTAAACGCTGTGTTTCTATTGTAGTAACATAATTTGTATCAACTTTGAACGCTGCATAAACTGTATCACTAACTCCTACTGTTAAACCTGCAGCATTTTTAACTGCTAAACTGCCAGTTGTACTAGTATTTCTATCAGTTTTCATAAAGTTAGTTTCTTGGAACTCTTCACCAGCGTCACTAACTAATCCTCTTGAAGTTGTAGCTGTGCCTCTAAACCAAAAACTTGTACTTACTGGATTGAATCCAATGCGGATAATTTGACGCTTAGGAACTCTAGTATCATCAGGATCTTCTGGAAATCCTACAATGTTAACTCTTGGCCTAAACTCTGTTTTAGAATAAATTCCTGATAACGAACCATTTATATATAAGTATAGAACTGTTTGGTCTTGGCCGTTAATATCTAATATCGTAAATGCTTCAGTACCAGTTTTACCTTGGCTAGCTGTATACTGTGGGCCAACTAATACTATATCAGCGCCGTCAAAGAAATAAAGTTTATTATTTAAACTATCAATCCAAAGATCGCCTGCTACTAAATTAGGTTGTGTTTGACTAACAACTGCTCCTGCAGCTGATCGAAAAGTACTACCTGTATAAACTTTTAATCTTTCTTCAGCGGTATCATACCAGAGTTGTCCTACAAGAGGTGCGCCTGGAGCACTTGTTTTAGCAAAATTTTCTAATAATTTAATTAAATTCTCATTAAAAGACTCGCCATAGCTTTTAGAGTTTCTACCAACTAACGTAATATCAGTTGATGTAGTATCTAATTGCCCGTCTACTAGATCTACTAATAGTTCTCCGTTACTTTTATTTAATTTATAGCTCATCTGTTACCCTCTTCCAGAATATATAATATAATTCATTGTTACTGTTGGTGGCATAATATTAAAATCTTGTCCTACAGGGTTAGCACTAATAACATTACCACTGTTTGCTAATTTTTGACCACTGTTTGTAGCTGTAGGTCCGTCAATACCTGTAACGTTAGTATCCGTTGATGGATCTTGTCTATCCTGTATAGCATAAAATTGATTACGATCCTGGTCTTGTAAATTGTGTTGGTGTTCAGGTAAATTAGTAACATCTATTACCTTTGTTTCTGAGCCATCTAACGCACCTATAATATCTGCAGATGTTGCTGTTACAGTATTGGCACTTGATCCGCCCATATTATCTGCACCCATAGGCATTCTACCACGCATATCAGGAACAGCAAAGTTATTAGTAGCAACTTGTGATTCTGGTTTAAACTTATAGCCAATAACTTGGAATAATGCTTGATAATCAGTCTTATCAAGCTCTCTACCATCACATAAAATCCAGTCATCACTTGGAGTTACATCACCGCCAAATGGTAGTATAACGCCAGCTGGTGTTCTTGGAATAGTTTTTAAGAAATTATCTTTAGTAACACTTTTAAGACCAACTACAGCACCGTCTACATCATTAAACAATAGTAAGTCATCGCCAGCAACGTCAATTTCACGTGGCTTTCTTGATATAAATTGATTTGAAATTTCTGTTCTAAATGTTTTTGTTAAAGGAACTTCGCCTACAGCAATACCTTCGCCATTATCAAATTGTGGATCTTGATATGCGCCATCAAATTCAATTGGAACTAATGTAGCAACATCACCTGTCATAACAAATGTAGTTTTATTAATCAAGTTAGCTGACGAAGTTGATGGTCCGTTAACTTTACCGTTAACTGTTCCATCTAGTGTTCCGATAAAATTAGTTGAATATGTGTTTCTATAATATCTAGTTGAAGATCCTAAATCTCTAATGTTAGTATCGTCTGGAACAATACTGTTAGAGGTAAGTAAATCTGAAAGTTTTGTTTGGCCGCCAACATTTAAGTTTTGTCTAATGCCTGCGCCGCCTCTAACTTGTAAAGCGCCGTTATTAATAGTTGTACTCTGTGTAGTAGAGTTAATAATAACATTACCACTTGATTGTATAGTACCTACAACGTCTAATGCTTGTTCTGGTGCTTCAGTGTTTATCCCAACACGTAGATTAGAATCAACACGTATAACTGTTTTAGCTACATCGTTATTTCTAACACGCATATCAATGTTTGAGCCACCAATATTGTGTTGAATTACACCAGCATTGCCTTCAACACCTACTGTAAGTTCGGCGTTTACACCATAATTGATACCTTGATTGTTTTGAATGTTTAGTGGAAACGTTGAAGTACTTGTAGTATTACCTCTTAAAAAGTTTCCTGCTGCTACAATTTCGTTATTAACAATTAAGTTTTCTGCTTTTTCTGCTGTACCAAAGAACTTAAAGTTAGTTAAGCCATCATTGTCAGTGTCTTTGTTAATTAAGTTAAATCCAGGATTGATTGCTGCAAATCCAGCAATAGTTGTCTTTGGAATAAACGGTGTTGACGAACCACTGATAATACCAATAGTTTGACCCGATACTTCAATTCTTAAAATATTGTATGATATATTATCCTGACCAATAATTTGATCAGCTTTTGCGCCTGTTGCTAGGCCATCTGAGAAACTAGGTCCTATTAGTACCCAACCACCACCTGTAAACAAATATAGTTGTTGGTTGTCTGTATCTACCCATAGGTCGCCAAGTTGTGCAATAGCCGGAGTATTAATTGATTTTGAAATTCCACTTGCTGGAACCCAATTTGTATCATTATACACCATTAACTTTTCTTCAGTTAATGTGTTATCATACCAAAGTTGCCCTTCAACAGGACTACTTGGTGGATTGTTTGAAGCAAAACTTTCTAATAAATGTAAAAAGTTTTCTGCAATTGTTGCACCGTACGCTGTAGAATTTCTTCCTGGAAAGCCCAGTGTTGTTTCTCTATTGATAGTGCTATCTTGAACTGTAATAGTACCTTTATTTGCAACATCAGTATAATTAATAGTGTATGACATTTATTACCCCTCGTTAAACCCTGTTAAACTTTGTACTCTTACAGTGTAATCGATTTGAACAAGTCTGTTTAACGATTTTTGTATTGGATGAAAAATAACATGTGTTAATAATCTACCAGTTCCGTCTGGATTGTATCCTCTTAATCCTAATTCATCAAATACATATAAACTTTCAGTATTACTTGCTGTATCAAATGCATCCTGACCATTTGGTTCACCGTAATCTAATAAACAAGTAACTAAAATATCAGTGTAGTTAGTACCGCTAACATGTCTAATATCTATCTTATTACGAGCAGGATCTGTGTTATTAACGCTTCTATCATCAACAACTTTTTGGAATGTTTGATTGTATAAACTTGCATTAGTTCCTGTACTATTTGGTGTTAGATATGTAATAATACCAGTTGGGTCTAAGCTAGTTCCGCCATTGCCGAAGCTCATTTCATGCACCCAACCTTGGCCTGCATTACTTAAACTTTCTGCAAGGGCAATACTCATATTCTCATAATGTATTGCATTACGTTTATTAAGTAGTACTTCCCCAGATTTTGGATCATGTATTTTTACATGTCCTTCTAAGAATATACCCTGTTTATCTAAAAATTTATCTGTCATTTTTATTTCCTGTCATTGTATTTATCGCGGTAGATCAATACTCTTTCCACGTAAGAAAGTTGCTACTTTTGTATTAGACTGACCTAGTGGTTTATAGTCGCCTGTTGTTTCATCTGTTACTTCATTCCAAATTAATCCTTGCTTTCTAACTATAGTTAGCACAGTATTTGGTTGTGGAGGTGTAGTTAGGCGTACATAGGCTCCAACGTTTTTATTTACAGCATATTCTGCTTCTAGGTAGATATCGCCATCTGGACTAAATTGTCCGTTATCTACTGAATATACCTCAATTGGGTTTTTACGCAATCTACGTCCGTTTGCAAATACTTCAATATCTAATGCTTCCCAATAAGTTGCGCTTGGAATACCGCCTTCGTCAAAATCAGTAGTATACCAATCATCTGTAACTGCTGGATTTTGCACTTTGACTGAACCATCTGGCCAATATGTAACCGGCTTTGGTGCATACGGTAATAGTATTTGTACATAAGGAATATACTTAGGCACAACTAATGTAGTTGAAGGTCTAAAGACTGGTTCTATTTCTCTTGGATTAATAATTACTAAGTCATATGATCCAACTGATAATGCTGGAGTTACAAATGTTAACTGTGTTGCACTAACATATGTTGTTTCACATTCTACATCTTGAACTAATACAGATACTCCTGGGCGGAATCCTTCTCCGTCTATTGTTGCTATTTGGCCACCTAACGGAAATGCTGTATTATTATTAAAGTTATAAGCAATACTTGATACACTCATTTCAATACTATCATTAGGATATACAATTGACATATCCTTATATTCACCGGAAAGTGCTACTACATTTTCTTCAGTATCAGTATAAGGTATAGTACTATCCTGACTTTGATTGTAAAAACTAGTGCCTGCAGTATGTAGATCTTTAACACCTGTGCCTAATGTGCCTCTACGTAATTGTTTAAGTACATTTTCTTCTTTTCTAAAAAATTCAATGCGCTCTCCATCAATAAAGATAACACCTGGAATATTACTCTTTGGATCTGGACTAGGAAGATTACCTTCTTTTTGAACAACAGTAATTGTTCTATCATGCATATTTAAAGGCTCTGCTAGTACATACTGATCTTCTTTAGCTAGACGTTTATAGTGCGTTCTGTTAAGCATATCTTTAAACTGTCTCCAACCAAACTTATTTGAAATTGGAGGATTACTAAAGTGTATAATTTCAATAACATCGCCGTCGTCTACTGTTCCAGTAAATTCAATGTATTTTTTATTTTCTAAAAGGATGTAATCAGAAGTTGGTGTTAACCATTTGCCATTTAACGATACCCAAACATAATCAACACCTACAGCTTCGCTTCTTAATTTGATTAAACCTCTTTTAAGTTGTCTATAATCATAATACCCTTGTGACTGATACGTCATTTCTGTACGCTGTACCACGTCATATTGTTCTCTTTCAATACCTTGACCATCGTGATTACTAAATTGGTATACTCTTATAATACTATCTTCTTCAAAGGTCCTATCAAAATGTATTATTGAAGCAGAACTATCGCCGCCGGTAGTATCAATAAATTCGTCAGCTGTATCAAAATATCCAAATCTATATTCGCCATCGTCCATAACAAATACTTCAAGTTTATCACCGGCTTCAGCAACACCTCTATTTAAAATAACAGTACTACCTGGTTGTGCGTCTGGGCTAATTGCAGGATTAAACGATTCAGCGCCCTCAAATGTCCAATCAGTTAAGAACGTAAGTTCTCTTTTATTTAAGAATACCTTCAAACGTGTTCCGGATAGTGTTCCTACCGGAGTTTGCCATACTTTCATTTTATACTGTAACACATTTTTTTCAACAGTAAATGCTTCACTATATCCTGCTGTTAATACACGCTCAATAATTGTTCCAGGTACTTCTGGTATAGCTGGTGATCCTGCGCCTGCAACATCAACAACATATCCTGACACGCCTGTGTCATTTTCGCCAAAGATACTTTCTATTGTAGCAAAGTTTGGTTTGCTTAATACTGGAGCAAAATATGTATTGAATAATGCATAACCTAATGGGTTGTTTGCTAACATACCTGCTGGTGTCTTTAAACTATCATCCCATTCAGGACTAAGGGAGCCGCCGTCCCAATATACACTCATATCCCACATTGACCAGTTTACCAAGTAGGTGTATTCTGTGTATGCCACTGCCGCCGCTTCTGGGTCTGTATTCCAATCAGTAGCATAGCCACTTGGATCATATAACCCTGCGTCAATTGCTTCTTTCATAGCAAGATGTAATGCTGTGTTTTGCCAATCGAAACTTGGTTCCATAGAAATTCTA